CAAACGTAATAACAAAAAATTATACACCCACGAGTTCATCAAAACCACCACACAATTCCTGAAATATAACACCCATACGGATTTTATCTTCTTTTCCAATGCGCTTACCAAGGACAAGTTCCGCAACCAACTTTTGGCTAAAATACGGCGAATCTTTAAGATAAAGATATGGGATGCCAATTATGATTTAAAGCATTTGGAATATCTGATTGATATTCGGGACTGTTCCACCATCTCTGGATTGGAGATGGCATTTCTAGATCGCAAACCACCATCATTCCGCAAGATTTCCAAATATCTGGAAAAAGAAGGTCTGACATTCTTAAATGAAAAATACTTTCAAGATGTGGTAAACAAAATGATAATTTTCAATCATTAAGTTAAATAATGACATGAGCAAATTTCTTGAGATTTTAGAACAACATGATCCTGCCAACCAATCCAAGATGGATACAGCATTTCAGGCTAAATTTTTCCTTTATGAACAAGAAGTCCCTTTTAGTGCTAAAGGCTCCCAAATCATCCTTCATGCTGAACAAGGAGATATCATTTTGGAAGCTGTTGGTATGAAAGTTAAAAAAGTGGCGGATGCTGAAGAGGAGGACGAATCCATCAACGCATCTACTGGAACATACGAAGTGGATAAAATTGTTAATGATTTGGATAGTCAATCTTGGTTGCAAACAAATGTGAAACAATTAGGTAATAAAAGAAAAGCAGGACAAGCTGCGAAAAGACGCAGAGCATTGCTACCAAAAGCGATACAGGCGTTTGATGCCGGAACTAAACGAATTGAAAAAGGATTGGATGCAGTGAAACAATCTCAAATTAGAAGAACATATTAATGAAATCAAAAACCTTACAATTAATCGAAAGATACCAAACCATTTTGGAACAGGATGAACAAAATCCTGAAATGGGTATGGAACAACCACCCCAAGAAGGACAAGCTCCTGCTCCAGAGATGCCTCCTGAAGAGCCTCAAGAGACAATCCCCCTGAGTTCTCCCGCTGAAATTGAATACATAATGCATGTGGTTCTGGCTGCTATGATGCCACCCCCTAGTGGGACGGATCACATTACTCTACAAAATGTTTTGGATTTGTTAAAAAGACCTGATAATATCAAGAGAATTCAAGCATCGGGACAAACCGCAAAGGATTTGTATGAATCAGAAGTCCTTCCAATTATCCGTCCTGCACAGCAAGAACAGGACATTCGGGATAATTTAGATCAGATGAGCTAAATAATAATATGAAATTCAAAGGAGAAGAAAATGCCGTGCTTTGGGAATCCTACATGGGAGGAAAATCTAATCAGGGGGGTGCTGGTGGTAGTAATACAAGATATTATACAGTAGCTAAAAACGTTATACAGCAATTGTATAGTAAAACACCTGAACAATTTGTAGGGTACATGAAAGAAATTATAGAATTGGGTTATGACCCAGAGCGTGAAGTTGGTGGTAAGAGAATTATTGATTCTCTTACCAGACAATTTTCCAAAAACAGTGGTGTGTACGATTTGATTTCTAATGAGCTTAAAAGCAATGGAATGGCGGAAGAAGACGCAGATTACAACAAACGATTCGACGCTGATGGGAGTTTTACCAACTACAAGCGTGTGGAGGATGAAGAAGATGATTTCATGAGCGATGATCTTGAAGACGATTTTTCTGATGATGGTATTGACGATTTTGACGATGACATGGATTTTGGCGATGATCTTGACGATGATCTTGGAGGTGGTCAAGCACAAGGAATGGTCATGGAAATTGAACCAGTTGGTCATGTTGAGAAGCACGAAATTAATGAAGTTCTTGTTTCAGAGTTGAAAAAGCTCGCTGAATATGCTGATCGTTTGTATGAAAAGAGAAACGATTGTGAATTTGAAGATTGGATGGTTTCGGCAATCACCATTGCATCTACTTACGTTTCCGATGTTTGGCACCGTTTGGATGCCAAGGCTGATTTCGCCAATACTGGTTTTGAGCAAGCCGACGACTGCGAACAATTTTAAGTTAAATGAATGAGAAGTTTCAAGCAATTCTTTGTGGAAAAAAACATCCTCGGTTTGGAAGAGGATATCGTAGTTGATGGTGTCGGAACCATATCCGCCAAATTGGATACGGGTAATGGTGCTTACAATGTTTTACATGGAGAAGACCTTGAGTTCGGAAAAGACAGACAAACCAACCAACCCATAGTAAGATTTACAACCATGAATTCCATACGCTTAGAAAAACCAGTCAAAGATACCATCACTATCAATCTAGGGGGTGTCGATCATATGGAGGAACGCCCAGTTTGTTTATTTGATTGTGCAATTGGGGGTAAGAGATTCCCCAATACGCCATTTTCAATTGGTAATAGAGCGGATAACGATCATAAGGTTTTAATTGGTAAGGGATTCATTTCAAAAAATCTCGACGCTTTGATAGATGTCACTTTATCAAACGTGGCGGATCAACACTTATCAGTTGAAATATGATAATAATCACCACAATTCCTAAAAAAGCTGGTATTTATAAATTAACCTGTGAAAAAAATGGTAAAATTTATATAGGTAAATCTGTAAATTTATATTATAGATTGAGTAACCACAAAAGCTGTGAAAAAAAGTCCAAAGGTAGAAGTTATTTGGAGAATGCTGTAATAAAATATGGGTGGTCATCATTTAACGTTGAAATATTAGAAATTATGGATAATTTTGATAAAATGACGGATAATGATAATTTATTGAAAAAAGAAAGTTATTATATTGAATTGTTTAATGCTACAAATGCGAGCAAGGGTTACAACTTATGTAAGTATTCTACTGATAGAACTGGTGTGAGGCATTCTGAAGATTTTAAAAAAAATATGAGTTTGCGACAAACGGGGCGAAAACTTTCAGACGAAACGAAAGAAAAAATAAGACAATCTAGACTCGGAAAAAGTGGAACTCCCCACACCGAAGAACATAAAGAAAGAATGCGGCAACTTAATTTAGGTAGAAAGATGTTACCAGAAGATGTTGAAAAACTTAGACAAGCTAGACTTGGAACGAAAGCTTCTGAAGATACTAAAATGAAAATGAGTATTTCACAATCAGGTCGAAAACACTCCGACGAAACTAAAGCGAAAATGGGGGCATGGCAAAAGGGTAAACCAAAATCTAAAGAACATGTAGAAAAAATGAGGCTGCGAGTAATTTCAGATGAGACTAGGCTTAAAATAAGCCAAGCGAGGAAAAATTATCACGCAAGACAAAAATTAAACAATCAAAATTTAACAGCAGATGTCTAATAAAATATCACAAAAAGAACTTTTGGATGAGGGGTTTTGGGATAATTTCTCCAATAGTAAAATTGGAAGGATTGGTTCCCAGATTGGGGAATTTGGGAAATCCGTTGCCAGTGTGGTTGCACCTGAGATAACCGATCCTTTAAAAAAGGGGAACGAGTGGTTGAAAAACACGACGAAAAACGTTAAAAGGGCAGGTATGACTAGGGATCAATTGGCATGGGAACAAATTGTTGAAGATGGTTATTATCCCCTTTCGGATAAAATGCGATGGAATAACAAACCCAATTCTGATGGAACTTCTACTGGTAGTGTGGATGTTGCGGAGTTGGATCATGACACAACTACGGGGGAACCAGTTCGCGGAAGACCATACCAACAAGACAAATCAAAATATATATTTAAATTTGATCCTGCTACGAGAGATATTAAGACTTTGAGACGACCAAGGCGAGATCAGGCTACGGGACAAGAATCCACTACCACTCCTGCACCCACTACCACTCCTGCACCCACTCCACCAGCACCCACTCCAACACCATAATAATTCTTGACAAATTAAATTATCTTGTTAAATTCTTTTTATGAATCAAGATATCTCAAATTCAGTTTGTTCAGTCGCTCAATTGTTGGATGTGTTGTTTGAGGATGGCAATGACCAAATGCTACGAGATGCTGTGGCATATCTAAAAGATAAAATCTGCACCCCAAAACATATTTATAAAATGACAGAAAGGGAATTTATGATTACTATGCGACTTTATAGCTGTGTGGAGCGTAGAATTATGCCTGATGATGAGCGGGAAGCGTTTTTATCTGGTGGTGACTCTTATGCTGGGGTTTTTCACTGAGGATTAAATGAAATTATGATTGACATTCTCAAATGCTTCCATAAATCTTATCATGCAAGTGGAAATCAAAGCGCAGGATTCATTGCTGGGAGAAATGGATGGGCTGTGTAAAACATCGAACGGAATTCCACAAGCGTCCTTTGGCTCTGCGTGGGATCGGAAGCACTTTCACATTGGATATATGGGATGTGTTGAGGATATGCTGATCGTATCAAAAATTGGTGCTGATGGTGCAAAAGTGGCGACACTCATCTCAAACTATCAGGGACTTCTTGAACTTCGTGATCTTGTGAACTTAGCCTATGAAGCTCTCCACTCTCACGTATCTTGTTAAATTATTATGATTGACATTTTCAAACGCTCTCATAAATCTTCTCATGCAAGTGGAAATCAAAGCGCAGGAGGACGAGAATTTCAAATTCATTACAACGGACGAAACGGATGATCTTAAAGATGATTCCAATGTCAGTTCGGTAAACAATGACGATGATGTATTGGTTGGAAGAACTTGGAATAAATGGTATGGTGAATACATGACACCCGAAGAATTGGAAGAAAAGCAAAAACAACAAGAGATACGGGATGAAGAGCTTAAACAAAAATCAATTGAAAGATTGAAAGCAGAAAAAATCGCAGAACCCCCCGTTCAACCGGAACCTCCCAAACGCATGGAAGCAACGCTGAACAATAAATCAGGACACGAATGGTTTAATGGAACATCTTGGGGATTGAAATGATAACAAACATCAAAATTTTAAATGGGTTTGCCACGGAGCTTCCCAATTTTCACAAGGGAATTGAATTCCAATTTTCGGAAGGATTAAATATATTTTCAGGTTCCAATGGTTGTGGAAAAACATCCATTTTAAAAATGATTAAAGCCTATTGTGGCATTCCGAATGGGTATGCGGGATGGTCTAGGATTTCTTCGGAACTTGCTCTGGGAGCGCAACAGAGAAGTCATTTTCCCTATGTATATCGTGCATATTCTCCCGGTCAATCCGATTGTATTGTGGGGTGGGATGGAACTCCCACCTTCTATAATGAGGGGGATGTCAAGATCGACCAATGGGGATGGTTTACTCACAAAGATATTTCATCAGAAGATGGTATGACCACGGAAGCGGAACACATGGATGCGATGATTGAGAAACCATCATCCGGTCAATATCGCTTGAAAAAGCTCAACAAGCTATTCAACATGCTCAAGAGTCCTCCTGATCTCACCAAGTATGTTTCTTCTCATCCCGCACAAATTGGGGAGTCTGATTACATCCGTTCCCTACCGCGCACGGGCAGGGTGACATTGCTTCTAGATGAACCTGAGAGGGCGTTATCTCTCCCAAAGCAGATGGAACTCTTTGCTCTTCTGAAAAAGATGTCCAAGGAATACCAGATCATTGTGGCAACCCATTCTCCCTTTGTTTGCCTCATGGATTTGGATGCTAAAATCTATGATATTGAGACGGGATATAGTGATGAATGCAAGAATATCATTGAAAATTTGGTAAATAATAATAAATAATAATATGAGCGGGTTTTTTAAAGAAAAATACGGGGGTTCTGCTGGTGCGATTTTAGATGCTTGGGGTCAGGATCGAATCAATGCGGAGATTGGAAGTATCTATGAACAACATGTCTTTGGTGCCAAGAGTATTAACATGGACGAACTTTTAAATGAATTTCATGGGCAAAAAACGGGCGGTGCTGTGAGGTATTCCGCTGATATGAAGACTGCTCCTAAAGGGGGCTTACTGGAAGGATAAAATTATGAGTGTGAGAGTATTTAATGATATAATGGAAGCATATACGGCGGCTCAAATTGAAAAATTCGATGAAAAGCATCAATGGAAAATGGAATATGTTGTGGATGAAAAGACCAAACGTTTTAAAGAATCCACCGATGCACACATTAATAATTTTCACTGGATGAGTAAGGATTTTGATAATCAAACGGACACCAATATGGGATACAATATTGATGAATTGCGTAATGAATCTTATAAAACATTTAAGAGATTAAATTGGTAATAATATTATGAAAAATAAAACATATGAGAGTGAACATCTTCGTCCAATGACGGATGAGGAAAAAGAAGAAGCCACTAAAATTGCTGGACATCTGGCAACACATTATCTAAACGCTGTATGGGATATGTCTAAAGGAAGACGAGGACTTACATCCGAAGATGTGCCAAACATTCAAGAGAAATACAAACAAGTGGAACAACAAGTCGTGAAGGAATATGAGAAATCTCTGAATGAAAAAGTTCTTAAATTTTTCATGTTGAAGCGTAAGAAGAAAAATGAAAAGATTTCCATTGATGATGTTGTAAGCATTATCAAATATAAGTTAGTATCCAAACCAAAGAGGAAATTGGCTTGTTTCATGTGGGATAAAGAATATAATATTTATCCGTTGGTTAGACGATAATTAGACACCTAAAACTTGGGCAATATGTTTTAATATCGGAGAACGAACGATATCTGCGTGGTTAAATTTGAGACAGTGAATATCATTCTTTCTTGAGAAATCTGTATTGAATGCGTTATAGACATTCTCAAATCCCGAATCTTTGATATCCGATTGTTTTGTATCTCCGATGACGAAGTATCGGGAACCTCTACCAAATCTGGAGAGGATTGTGGATAATTCGGATTTACAAAAATTTTGCGACTCGTCCACTATAACAGCACTATTATGGAATGTCAGACCACGGGCGAAATTGACTGGAATTGCTTTGATATATTCCTGTTCCATCAAAGTTTTGTAAGTGGCAACATCGGTCATCTCATTCAATTTGTCAATGAGAGGCATGGAATAATAAAGGAATTTATCCTCAAGTTCTCCCGGCAATGCTCCAATTGATCGAGAAGAACTTTCAACGATGGTTCTCACATAGATGATTCGATCAACCTCTCGGTTTTTAAGGAGTTCTAGTGCGCCATATACTGCAACTTGTGTCTTTGCAGTCCCCGCAACACCATCCACAAATATCATATTTGTTTTAGCATTTTGGGTTAATTGATAAAATTTTATTTGATTATCAGTTAAATGGGGAAGCTTTTTAAGTGTTATATTAGATAGATCGAAGTTCTTTTTATAATGTTCTCCCATATCAGGTGTGATATCCACTTCCTTCCTCTTGCGAGGTGCTTTTTTAGTAGCCATATATTATTACTTAACCAAAATCGCTTGCAATTTGATAATCACCTGTTAAGTTTAATCATTATGAGAATTGCAATTGTTGGCACTGCTGGACAAGGAAAAACTACATTAGTAAAACACTTTCTAAAGAAGTGGAATATGTATAAAACACCTGTGAAAACATACAGGGATATTATTGAAGAAAACAATCTTTCCCATTCATCTTCCACGACAGCAGAGACTCAACTACTCATTTTGGATTTCATGACCCAAACATTGGAAGAACATAAGGATGAGAAGCACATTATACATGATCGCTGTCCCCTAGATAATCTTGCGTATTCTCTTCATGCTGCGGAAAAAGACCTGATTTCCGAAGAAGTTCTTGGTATCACCGTGGATATCGTTCGCCGCTCCCTGAAAAATTTGGACATTATTTTCTGGTTAAAATACGACCCCGCTATCAAGATTGTCAATGATGGAACACGCGACACCAACTTAAATTACATTCAAGAGATTGATGATATCTTCGCAGGACTTTATGAACAATATTCCGATCATTTGGGTAACACACCATTCTTCATTGCGGAGGATTGTCCAGCCATTATCCCCGTTGACATGACAAATTTAGATGATAGGATTGCGTGGATTGGAGAGTTCATTGATCAGAAAGGTAATCTGGTTGAAACGGGAGAAAGCGTTCTTGATCCCAAAAATCTGAAAACGATGGAACAAATGCTGAAAGATCAAGGACTCTGGATTGAGAAAGACGCACAATACAAGAATTTAACGGATCAAATTAAGAATTTTAAGATATGAGTG